TGCTTGGTCTAATCTGGACGTATTCACCATCAACGACGGCAGCTCCGACACGCTCGTAGCCGTAGCCCCTTGGACTCTCAATGAGTTCGTCATTTTTATGCGTAACAGCATCTTCTACGCCTCCGCTGGCGTGGGTGCTAACGCTGCTGGCGACCCGGCCCAAGAGAACGACTCTTACATCAAGTCCCTTGCTACTGATATTGGTTGCATCGCTAAGGGCTCTATCGTGCAGGCCGGAGGTGGCATCCTGTTCCTGTCTGATAACGGCGTGTACATCCTTAACCCTGCTGGAGCTGGAAATGGCGCAGGAAACACCCCGGAGGGCATGCGACTGCTGACCATCGCTGAGCCGCTTTCCGCCCCTATTTCTGACGTCATCGCGCGCATCAACTTCAATGCCGTTGATAAGGCGATTGCTACATACTGGGAGAACCGGTATTACCTAGCCGTCCCGCTGGATAACAGCACCGTCAACAACGCAATCCTCGTCTATAACTTCCTGAACAAAGCGTGGGAGTCAGTAGATACCTACAACCCCAGCCAGTCCATCGAGGACTTCGTGGTCGCCAAGAAGGGCAATCGCCGCCGCATGTTCATGGTTGATCGCGTCCAGGGTCTGTACCTACTTGAGCAGCTAGAATGGGATGAATACGACAACTCTGTCGGCTCCCCTGAACTCCCCTTTTACATCCCTGCTACGCTTAGCGCGCTGGCTTTTCAGCCAGTAGAAATCGACGCTGAGCTGATTACGCGGGCTTACTCGTTCCAGACTAACCGCGAGAAGCGCTTCTCCAGCGTTCAGGTCGATGCCGAACTTCCTGCTGGCGGAGCCATGAACGTAACGGCAATCACCGTCAACCCTGACACGAACACGCTCCTTAGCTCCTACGGCTCTCCTACGACCGAGGACGTGACGCTGCGCTTCCCTGTTCGCAAGTCCGGCTATTACGCCCAGATCAAACTGGAGTCTCAGAACCTTCGTCCGTCTTTCAGGTCGGTGACTGTTGAAGCCATCATCCCTGGACACATGACTCAAACTACCAAATAAATGGCCCAAATCCAATCCCCAGAAACCTATGTAGATGGGCAACAGGTGACTGCGGCTCGTCTAAACAACCAGACGAACGGTGCTATCCTGCTCCCCGGTGCCGTCACCGATCAGACCGCCATCTCCGGCGGCGTCGCCTCGGCTGACACCCTCATCGTGCATGATGCTTCCGCGTCTGCTATTCGCAAGGCTACCGTCACAGAACTTCTAGGCGGCGGAGTCCCGGTGGTCGCTTCGTCCGTCACGGGCGTTGCCGGCTCCGACTTGGTTATTAACGCACCGGCAGGCCAAGAAGTCGATGTAGTCGGCAATTTCCAGGTCATCGGAAATGAGACTGTCACGGGAAACCAGACTGTCACGGGAAACCAGACTATTAATGGCGCTGCGTCATTCAATGCTACGTCTGCCTTGAAAATCCCCGTCGGGACTACTGCCCAGCGACCTGGAACTCCTGTTGCCGGTCAGATGCGTTATAACAGCGAACTCGACCAGGCCGAAGTCTATTCGGGTACTGAATGGAAAGCGGTGGGTGGTAGCCCTTTTGACGCTAGCGGGGGTACTGTTACCACGTTTGATGGGTTCAAAATCCATACATTCACGGCCTCTGGTACTTTCACTCCCGCTTTAAACAGAGAAGGCAAGATCGAGTATCTTGTGGTTGGTGCCGGTGGCGCAGGAAGCACATTCAGTCCTCAAGGTGGTGGCGGCGGGGGAGGCGGCGACGTAAAGACTGGCTTCATGACGATTGCCAAGAATACCATGCCTATCTCTGTTACGGTTGGTAGCGCTGCCTCTGGTAACGGAACTCCTTCGTCCTTCTCTACGATTGTCGCCAATGGCGGCTCCGCTGGCTCTGGTCGATCCGGTGGCACTTCTGGCTCTGGATTTGCTGGTGGTGGCCCTGCCGATGGCGGTGGTGCTGGCGGTGGTGCTCGGAGCGTAGAACTTTCTCCGAGAGGTGTGAATTGCGGCGGCTTCGGTGGTCGTGGCGTCGGATCCTCCATCAGCGGGTCGTACAAAGAGTACGGCGGTGGTGGCGGTGGTGCTGGCGGGGGGAACGGATCGACCGCTGCCTTCAATCTGGCTAATTCTCCTGAAGGCGTCTGGGGTGGCGGCGGTAAAGGCGTCGCCCCTGTTGCGAACTCTGGCGGCGGCGGTAACGGCGGTTGCACTAATGTAGCCGCAACAATGGGCGCGGACGGCGTGGTCATCATCCGCTACCGAGTCTCTTGATGCTTCTTTCCGAACTAACCTCCTTCATTGATGCGAACCGATACAAGGGTCGCAGGGAGGCGTTCGGCATTAATGACACCCAGAACTACCTTCGCTGGGCGTTCCTTCACGACTACCTATTCGTGTCCTATGACGAAGGCCGGATCGCTGGGGTGGGCGTGGCCTACCCTATCGGAAAGCCCTACACAGGGGACGAGTCTGCTCTGAACCCTGTCTATGGGGTTTCGCTCGAAAACGAGCCCAACCAGGATATCTGCATCATGGACTGGTGCGCCCTCAACACCGCTGGTCGGGTTGGCCTAGTCTGGCGGTTCAAGAAGCGCTACCCGAATTGGGAAAACCAGAAGAAATGGGCAGTCCAATTCGACAAGGTGGTCGAAATCTCTAACAAATATATCAATCTAACCGAAGCACTCTAATGGGAAGCAAAGCAAAAGTACCCGCCCCTAATCCTCAAGCGGACTATAACCAGTATCTAGCCGAGGGTCAGAACGCTCTGCGCGTTCAGTCCACCCTTCTCCCTGAGCAGGCTCGCCTTGAGCAGACGCTAGCCCCGCAGCTCATTGATACCCGCATGGCTGGCCTCCGGGCTACATCCCAGGGTCTTCTCGGACTGTACGGCGACCTCTATCAGCCAGCCCAGCAGCTCCAGACGCGATATGCCACCGACCAGCTGAACCTTCTTGGCGGTCTTGGCGCTCAGGCTACGGGCGCTGCCCTTGGCTCCCTTGACGCTACTACCCGTGGCATCTACTCCACCTTTGGTCAGCAGGCACTATCCGACCTTCAGGCCGGAACCTCCTTGACAGCAGAGGAAACTAACCTCGCTCAGCAGGCTGCTCGCGCCGCTGCTACCGCGCGTGGACAGACCTTCAGCCGTCAGGGTACTGACCTTGAGATCCTGAACACCTACGGCATGGGTCAGCGTCGCCTCGCCCAGCGTCAGGCCACGGCTCAGCAGGCTTACCAGATGGGCGTTGGACAGCAGACTGTCGGGCTCCAAGGGTTCCTTACCCCCGCCTATGCTGGCTCCCAGCAGTACAGCCTGACCGGTCTTGCCGGCGGCGCCTCTGGGATGTATGCCGACGTTGGCTCGTCCCCGTTCCTCCAGCCCGAGTCTCAGTACCTCGCGAACATCCGCGCGAACCGCATCCAGATGGAAACCGCGATCCAGTCTGCTAACGCATCGCGCTCGGGTGGCATTATGGGTGGACTTGCCTCTGGCGCCGGCGCCGTCCTTGGAAAAGCCGCTGTTGCCGCTATCTGCTGGGTCGCCCGCGAGGTGTACGGCGAGGATGATCCTAAGTGGATGGTCTTCCGCCAGTGGCTACTCACGGAAGCCCCTGAATGGCTCCTCGACCTGTATATGGAGGAAGGCGAGCGTTTCGCTAAGTTCATCTCCGACAAGCCCTTGCTCAAGTTCATCGTCAAGAAAGCGATGGACATTGTGGTCGAACCCCGCTTTAAACTTATCGCAGCCTAATGGCCTCCCCCTTCGCAAAGTATCAGTCCGAACAGGTTCAGCAGCTCGCCCCCGGCTTCGTCGAGGCGTTCGCCAAGTCTGGCGCCGCTATCGGGCAGGGACTCGCGAACATCGGGACGTCCATCGCTCAGGGCATGGATGAGGCTGAGAAGAAGAAAATCGAGGAGGCTAAGCTTCAAGGCGCGCTGACTCCTTATCTTCGGTCTGAGGTCGAGAACGTCAAGCGCTCCATCGAGAACGGACTCCTGCAAGTCGGGAAAGACGGCAAGGCTTCCATCGTCCCTGGTCAAGAAAAGAACCTCGACCCCAACAAGATTGGTCGCGCCCTTGATATCTATAATCAAACAGAGGGCGGCAAGAAGGAACTCAAAGCGGCTGACCTGAACTCCCTCGTCAGCACCATTCAGTCGTACGATACCCTTGAGAAACAGGCCGCTGAGAAAGCGAAGACAGTCCGTGACGCCAAGCTCGCTGAGCTTGAATACACGACCAAGATCCTCGGGAACGCGAAGACCCTCTCTGAAGGCATCCTGGCCTTCGCCGCCGACAAGCGTAATGCTGGCATGGCCTTCGCTGAGAAAGGTGACGCTAAGGCGGCTGGCTTGGCGTTCGCTGAGGCCAACGCCCTTTTCGATAAGGCGCGCACAATTCAGTTCGACGCGATGCGTTCAACAGGAACCAACATCGACGCCTATCTTCCGCCTGAGCCTGTTCCTCCGCCTGCTCGCCCTGCTGCCGCTGCTGTTGGATCCGGAGCAAGCACGCTGTACACCGTTACAACTCCTGCGGAGCCTGCGGCTCCTCCAGCCGGACTGGACTTCTCGCGCTTTGACAGCATCTTGCGCGCTGGGTCGGCTCCGACTACCGCCCCTGCCCCAGCCCCAGCAGCCGCCCCTGCGCCGGTTAGCGCGCCTGCACAGGTCAGTGCTCCTGCACAGGTCAGTGCTCCTGCGGCGGTTCAAGCGCCCGCCCCTGCTCCTGTTGCGGCACCAGCAGCCAAGCCCGTAGAGGCCAAGCCTACTGCCGCCAAGCCAGTCGTTACGTCGCGCGATATCCTGCTTGGAACAATCCCGCAGGCACAGGCTCCTGCCGCTGCCGCCCCTGCTGCCGTTGAAGCAGGAAAGCCCGTCGCCACAGCCGTAACCAAGCCGGCCTACATCCAGCAGGCTGAGGCTGAAATCGCATCGCTGAGGACGGCTCGCTCGATTTATACTGATCGCGCCAAGGCAATCCGCATAGGCATGGGTGCATCTGGCATCCGTGGTGATGAGCTGAAGAACCTCCAGAAGCTCGCGACGGACGCAGACGCCCAGGCGCTCAAGATTGACGACGCCATCACGGAGAAGATGAAGGCGCTCACGGCTGAACAGGCTCGCGTTGAGACTGGCGCCATCGAAGCCAGCAAGCTCGGCATGACTCAGGCCAAGGCCATGGATGATCGTTTCCCTGACTTCGGGATGGGTTATTGGGCTGCTGGTCGAGCCAAGGCTTTTACGCTTTATCCTGAAAACCCGGCGCTCGCCCTCCAGGACGTCCGCATCGGCGGCATCAAGGGTGAGTCCAAGGAAATCACGGACACCATCGGCTCCATCGGCTCCTTCATGGAAGGTACAATGGCTATCGAGTCCGCTATCGACTCCCGGCTTGAGGAGGGCAAGGGCTTCTTTGACCGCTTCACGCTCACCTCTGACGACTACGAGAACATCGCCAAGGGTAATGTCGGGGAGAAGATCCTCCTCGCGTCCATGCGCAAGGCCATCGTCTCCGGCGGCAACTTCTCCGACGCTGACCGTACGTTCGTCCTCGAAGCCATCGCGTCCATCAATACGCTTGACCCGACTAAGCGGAACGAGTACTTCAAGGCGCTCAATCAGGTCATGGCTGGCATGGTGTTCAAGATGTACGACGGCAAGCTCAAGTCCATGGGCGTCGAGCGTCACCTCGAACTCCTCTCGCCCGAAGAACGCAAGCAGGCCGTGACCCCAACCGAGACTGCCTTCCGCCAGCGCTTCGGGATCGGAGACGACAACCAAGCCGCTGCCGCGCGCGCTCAGCTCGCCGCCATCATCGGGGAGACTAAGAAGGCGCCAGGATACGCTTCCAGCCGATCCAGGGCAGAAGCCGCCGTCTCGACGTTCATCGACCGAGCCAAGACGGAAGCCGCCGCCCGCACGACTGAAGCGAAGAAATAATTTATGGACGAACAGCCGAAGCTAGCCGACTACTCGCAGCCTTTCTATCAGTACGATGGAAGCGGTAACGTGGTGGGAGGCTACGGGACTACCGTACCTACATTGACTCCCGGGACTCCGGAGAACTCGATGTACCTGGACTCGGAGTTCTTGCGTTCAGACCCGAACATCGCCGCGCTCCATAAGGCTATCGACGACGACTTCGCAGCCGCGTCCAAGCCGAAGTACAGTGCGCGTGGATACGACGTCCCTCCTGCCGCCATCACGACGCAGTTCTCTGATAGCGCTGAGGCCAAGCGTGCCATGACTGTCGCTAAGCTCGAAACCGAGCATGACGCCGAACACGTCTTGCACTACATCGGTGACGATATCCGTGGACTCATCAATCAGGTTCGTGATAACGGGAACTTCGATTGGCGCGCCAGCAAGGACATGACGGATGAAGAAATCATCGCCCTCGCGGAAGCCCGTGGCGTCGATCCGGTAGCCATCAATTACCTCAAGAACAGCAAGAAGAACCCCGTCGCGAACTACGGCATTGATATCATGTCTGCCGTCCGTCGGCGCATGTTCCGTTACGACGAGCGCTACCTGTCCGGCAAGGCCATCGCATCTGACGTCCAGAACCAGCTTTTCGCCCTTCCTGACGGCCCGATCAAGGCTCAGGCCATGCGCAATTATTCGTACTACCGGGCTTTCTCTGAGGACAGCATGGTGCCTCAGTTCGCGCACGCCCTCGGTCATCTCGTAGCCAGCATCGGTGAGTCCGTCGCGAAAGACCTTCCCGTCGGCGTCTTCGAGGCTGTCGCCGGCACAGCCGATGAGAGCCTGTCCCCGAAATACATCGCCAACAAGGAACTGCGTTCCAAGGCCATCGCTGTCGTCGAGCGCGCCGAGCGACTTGCGAGGACTGGTCTGTACAAGGATATCGCCCAAGGTGGCATCGCCCGAGGGGACAGCTCTAAGGTCATCCAGAAGGCAGGAGAGTTCGTCAGCAATCCTGAAGTCCAACAGGTCATGCTCGACCTCCAGGCTTTGAACGACGACGGAGCCTTCGTTCCAGCCTCCCGCTTCAGCCGTATCTTCTCTTTCTTCGACGGTGGCGTCAAAGCCACGCAGGAGTTCTATCGGATGTTCGCCGCGTCGTCCGACCCTAACAGCCTGTTCTTCAACCTTGAGGCCGGCATGAGCGAGCAAGGCGGACTGATGTACGCCATCAGATCGACAGCCCAAGGGACGAAGCGCTATCAGCTCGCCCGTGACGACGAAGTTCTCCGCATGGCGCACCAGCTGGAGTCGAACTACAACCATGCGAACTCGAACACCGACAAGGGTGGCGTTGAGCGCATGTACCTGACGATGGCGGATGCCGCGTCCGACGAGGCTACCAAGACCTATTGGCGCGAGGCTGCTAAGGCGGCTGGGGAACTCACCAACCTCGGCGTCACAGACCGGGCGCAATACGTCCTCGACCCGACGGTCATCGCCGGCGGTGCAGCAGCCAAAGCCGCGATCGGGATGGTCAAGCCAGCCGCCAAGGTTGCCTTTATTGACTCTGCCTTGGCTGCCAGGGCTTCGGCTCTTGGCGACGATATCCTCAAGGCAGCAGCCGCAACCGAGAAGGGTGCCGCCACGATCGAGCCGGCAGTCCGGGCGTTGCAGGATAGGCTTAAGCTTTTCGGCGTGGTCGTCTCGGACAACGAGGCTATCGCCCTTGCCCTGTCTAACAACGCTCAATCCTGGGAGGTTCGAGCAGCCCTAGGCGGCGTCACGTCTGAGGCCGCTACGATCAGGCAGACAATCGGAAACCTTTCTGCCGGCAACAAGACTCTGCGCACGAACGTCCAGAGCTTCCTGTCCGATGCCAAGACAGCCGCAGGCAAGGTTCCAAAGCCGAAGGCCGGCATCGCTCGTCCCATCGGTGGGGCTGTCGCCAAGGGCGCCGGCGTGACTGGTGAGTTCACCGGGAACTTCCTCGATAACCTCGGGGAGTTGCTTCTGGGAAGCACCCCTGAAGGCGTGGAGCGTATGTCCCTTGAGGGCATGAAGGCAATCCGCCTTGGTCGCATGGCGGCAGGCGCCACCGGTGGCGGTGTCGTCGCTGTCGGCTACGGTCTTTATGAAGACGGCCCGGAAGGTCTGATTGCCGCCGGCGGTCAGTTCGTTAAGGGTGCCGCAATCGCCACCGGGTTCGGCGTCGGCGCTAAGATTGTCGGCCCAGTCCTTGCCCGTAATGGTCGCCTTCTCAAGAACGTCTCCTCTGAGATTTCCAGCGGAGAACGCAAGGGTGTGTCAGCGTTCCTTCAGGCCGCAGATCGCCTAGACGCGAGCGCTCAGGTCATCAAGAAGTCAGACCCGAAGAAGGCGCTCCAGATGGCTCAAGACGCCCAGCACCTTCGTAACCTGAACACCATGGGTTACGAGGAAGCCCTTACGCAGACCCTCGTTGTCGGAGTTCAAGGGGCTTCTGGCGCCTCTGCTGGTGCTATCCTTGCGTGGGCTAATTCCCGCGATAGCATGTCCGCTGGAGCAGGCATGGGTTTCGGCGGCGCCCTTATCGCCGGAGCCGCATCTAAGCTCGGAGCCATGCTTCCGTCCGGCGTCCAGGCTTCCCGCGAGATGGGGGTTATGGCGACCTCCCTGTACTACATCAATCGAGCCAGCCCCGAGCAGCGCGCGAACTTCTTCGAGATGTTCAACCGTGAGGTCGGCGTCGATGCCAATGGCAAGTTCAAGAACAAGGACAAGGCCATGCGTATTCTCGATGCGTATAACCTGATGAACGGTGCGCTCGGTCAGGCTGGCTTCGAGCTCGCAAACCCCGGAGCCATGCAGGGCGCAACCATCGCCACGCGCCATGCGAACATCGACATGGATGCCCTCAAGACGGTCGCAGGACAGATGTATCCTAACGACCCCAAGATGGCTGCTGCCTACGCCGAACGTCTCGTCGAGCGCGTGAACACGCAGAACAATCAGTTCGCCACGATCGCCGCCGCCAATGCTCGCCTTGAGAACAATACCAAGGTTTCCGAGGCAAACCTCCGAACCATTGAGTCAATCAAGGAGGGCATCGCTAAGGCTGAAGCCGCCGGCTTGGACAAGCGTGCCGCTGAGCTCAAGTCAGACCTTTCCGCGCGTGAGGCCAAGCAACAGGTGTATGCCAAGGAGCGCGCTGTCCTCGAACAAGCCCGCGACCTTGAAAAGTCTCGCCTCGTAGATAAGGAAGCCGTTGCCAAGGAAGCCGACCGCCAAGGATTGCAGGGCGACGAACGCGCTAAGTTCATTGAAGCCGAAACGCTCCGACAGACGGCGCTCCTCGACCCCATCCGCCCTGGCGAACTGCGCACAGGCACAGCCGGGAACCAGATCCGCCAGATTGCCGACGGCTTCTATATCAACGACGGCAACGGTAAGGTCATGGTTGACTTCACCCGAGCCGACGCCCTGACGATGATCCATGAGGGGTTCGAGGCCATCCTGCGAGACGACTCCCTGAAGGCTATCATGCCGGAGTTGGTGAACTTCTTCTACGCAGACCCTACATCTCCGTTGTCCACGAAGCGCCTGCTGTCCGACCAGAACCGCCAGCGTTTCTTCGACCTGTACGCCTCAGACCTCACCCCGGAGAACGCCGCGCAGTACAAGAAGGACTTGGCTTCCGCCGAGAAACTATTCAAGGAGACGGGAGATTACTCCGCCCTTCTGCCGTTCGTTCAAGAGGCTTCGGCTTGGTGGCTCGCCGTCCTTCATGACGCCTACCCCCCTGGCTACGCCAACGTCCTAGGCGCCGCCCCGACCTCCGGCTATCAGGGTCGTATCTTCGGTCGCATCTTCGAGGCAGAGAAGTCCGGAAAGCACAGCCGGCGACCCGGAGAGCTGATGAAGGCTCTCTTGGAGACTGGCACCAAGACTGAAATCTCTGGCGTGCTTGCCTCCGAGTGGGAGGCGTTCATGAACCCTGAGTACGGCTGGCTTGGCGAGAAATCCCGCAAGCTCATCCGTAGCCGCCTTGAGTCCAACGGCATGATCTTCGAGGACGCCTCAGACGGCACCGTCCGTGGCTACTTCCGTCAGAACGGCGAGACGATCAATAACCCGATCATGGGCGACCTGTATCGCGTCATCGCCCGTAATCAGGGCGGAGTCAGCGGCGTGCGTCGTTCGACGATGGATATCATCTCAGACCCGCGCGTCCCCGAGGGCGTCAAGATTGAGTGGATCAAGCAGAATGGACTAGACCACATGCTTACAGACCCTGCTACTCCGGGAGAGCCTGTGCGCATCAAGACCCCAGAGGAGCAGACCGCTACCAATACCCGTATTACGGAAAGTGTTCGGGATAGCCTTGGCAGCGTTCCAGCCGACCAGCGCGGAACAACCACCACGACAAACCCCTCCAACGGACAGGTCATCTTCCATGGCGTCCCGAGCCCTGCTGAGGTCGCCGTCATCAAGAACAACCCTGACATTCCCCCCGTCGTCCGAGACAACCTCGTCGGCATCATGGAGGGCATCATGAATGGGAAGACTAACGCCGTCCTGCGCGCTCAGTACGTCAACGTAAGCACTAAGCAGAAGGGTGTCGGAACCGAGGCGCGCCTCACAGTTCCAGAAGAAACGGGAGGCCCGGTTGTCAGCGAGAAGCAGTTCGTACCGCTTGGCCTTGTCTTCGGAGTTAGCGACATGCTTCCTGGTGGCGTCAAGACCCCAGGTGGAGTGAAAATCCCGTCCGTCAGCGTGCTTAGTTTCGACGTGCTAGCCGCCAAGGGCAACCTCAATACAGTTCGCAATCGCGGCCTGTTTGACAAGGAGGGCATGATCATCAAGGACGCGCAAGGCAACGATATCACCCCTGCTCGTTTCCGTGAGATGTTCCCCACTGACGGCGACTACTGGAACGCGGTGAACGTGTACCTGACGCACCTTCAGGCTGCTGGCAAGATTGACCCTACGAGCAATCGTCCCGTCATGCCTGCCGGCTATGAGCCGTCAGCCGTCAAGCTCGCCGCCCTCGTCGGAGATCCCACGAACATCAAGCTCGGAGAGTCCATGCGTAATGCGATCCGGGCTACCCTTGGTATCGACGCCAGAAAGGGGATGACGCTCATCAACCCCGCCGGATACGGCAAGGTCATGCGCGACATCAACCAGACGATCAGCAGCTTCCGTATCGACGGTCTTGGTAAGGTTTCCATGACGGGCGAGACGTTCTCCATGGACTCCAACACCCTTGCGTGGGCGCAAGCTAATCTCGCCCCGTCCACATGGCGCGCGCTTAATCAGGACGGCTTGAACGCCCTGCGCGCCACGGATGGATGGAATACGACCCAGGCGTTCGGGCATCCGAACAACAACTTCCGCATCGTCGAGGACAGCCGAACCGTCGATGGAAAGACCGAGAAGCGCGTGCGCATCTATGATGCCGCCACCGGAAGCCTGCTTGAACACAATGCCACTGACGTCAAATCTGCCCGCGAGTTCGTGCGTGATAAGATGGCTACCGACTCCGCGAACGCAGAGATTGCCGCCGCTGCCGCTGAGCTCGCCAGGACTGAGGCTGCTCGTTATCCGATCATCACGGAAACCCGCACCGGCAAGAAGGTTAATCCAGAGATGACGAATACCGTCGGGCCGATGGCTCCTATTGGTGGTGGTCAGAACGCCCTCACGCTTGAGCCTGGATACGCCTATCGTATCGTGAGCGCGAACGAAGTCCGTAGTATCTTCACGGAGGGCATGATGATTACCGATCCTGCCCTTGAAGGTCAGGCTCCTCGCTCAAGGGGTCAGACGCTGAAGAAGATGTTCAGCGAACTCAATCCGAATAAGCCTGATGCCGGCTTCCGCCCAGGGTCAATCGTCGTCCGAGTTCGCCGTGAAAACGTCCCGACTGATACCAAGGGTATCCCTGTACGCGACGCAGACGTCCAAGTCATGCAGTTCGACGGCGAAAAGTGGGTCGCTAAGACCACCGCCGAGTTCCTAGGCGAGAAGGTTAAACCCGGCCTTGCCGTCAAGGAGCAGCAGGCTTATAACCAGAAGAAGGCTGAAGCCATCGCCGCTGCCGCCCGCCGTATCATCAAGGAGCGTGATATCAAGTTCGTCAAGAACGAGAACGAGCGCGTGGATGTACAGCGCCAGTGGGAGGAGGAAGCCGCGCGCCTCGCCTCGGACGAACGCGCAGCCGAAGCTGGACGTCGCGCCAAGCTCGATAAGGATATCGCTGAGGTTCAGGAGGCCGCTGCCGCCCGCCGCCGTGAGATCGAGAATGACATGGGCAGGCAGTTCGCTGACAAGGCCAACGAGTTCTCTGCCGCCGAACGCTTCTACTTCGGTGACAAGGTTAAGCTCAATAACGCCATCACCGTGATCGACAAGACCCCCAAGGGTCTGGTTGACCTCGAACGCACGTTGTCCCTTACGCCCCAGCAGCTCGGCGTGGAAGTCAGGACGGCATCCGTCGTCCAGCCGCTGCCCCTGCCGATCTACCGTCAGGCGCTCGTCTTCGATAAGCGTCCGCTTTCCAAGGCTCCTATGGACGTGATGAACGCCCGATCCGGCATGCGCGATATCGCTGAGGCCACGACCCTCCAGGGGGTCAAGGGCGCCATGCAGGAGGCGAATAACTACGTCCTGTCCAATGCGCTTGGTCAGGTCATCGTCTCCGAGATGCGCTCCCGTCAGGGCGCCAATCCCTACCGCGTGTTCACGGTGTACTCCGCCGGCACCAAGACCAAGCTCATCGAAACTGAGAGCTTCCAAGAGGCGCTTCAGAAGTCCCTGTCCGACGCCTACCGGTTGGAGGCCAAGGCCAGAGCCGTCAAGGTTCCGACGCAGGCTGAGGTCGGCATGGCCTTCGAGGTCGCCAGCCGAGCCACCAAGGGCAAGACGCTTCCCCCGAACATCATCCAGAGATACAAGTGAGATGCCTTATCCCATTCCTCCTGCTGCTGGCTGGATGCACCACAAAGGTCAATCCCAGCAAGGTAAGCCCTACGCCTGCCCCGGAGCCGGTAAATCTGGCAGCGGTTGGTCAGGGGTTGGACGTCATCGACTCCCGCGTTGCCGCCTCCGTAGTCGTGTCAAGGGAGCTCATTCAGGGCGGTAAGCCGGGTAAGGCAGACCAAGAGCTATCCATAGCCCAGAGCCTGTTGCCTAAGCCGAGCGAGGGGGACGTCGCCTACGCGCGCCAGCGGAGTGAGAAGGCTTCAGACGCCGAATATGAGGCTCAGCGTAAGAAGGCAGAGGCTAAGCAGAAGGCCATGGAGGACAGCTGGAAACTCCTCGAAGCTCAGGTCGCCAAGAACAAGGATGCAATCAAGGCCAAGGACGACCGCATCGCTGAACTTGAGGCTGAGGTGAAGCGCATCAAGAACGAGGCTGACCGGAACCTGTGGAGCATGGCTGGCGTGGCTGTCGCGGTGATCGGGGCGCTCGCCACGGCCTTCGCATCGCCCAGGGTTGGAGTTCCCCTCATGGCATGCGGTGCTGCTATCGGAGCGTTCCCGTATGTCGTTGATAGTGAATACTTTTCGATTATTGTTGGCGTCTGCCTTGCGCTCGCCGGAGCCATTGGTATCTGGTTCCTGTGGGATGCGGCGCGAGATCGCATTAACGCCAAGCCCACGAAAGAATGAGCCCGCCCCCTTCAAGTCCGTTAGACCCCGAAGCAATCGCCCCGGAGTTGAAACAGGCCGGCATCGCTGGGTTGTTGGGCATGATGGGCATGGCGGTTAAAATCATTCTGACCGACGAGAAGATGAAGATCGGACAAATCATCCTGCATCTGTTCGCCGCAATCATCGTCGCCATCCTATCGGGTTACGCCCTTTCGGATTACGTCAAGAGCCAGAAGATGCTATGGGCGGCTAACGGCGTCTCTGGCTTCATGGCTATCAGGATCGCTATGTGGGCAGAGCGCGTTGTCGGTGCTAAGCTCGACCAGGCGGAGGCCAAGATCACGAAGGGCAACCCCAAGAAGACCAATGCAAAACGACAAGCCAAGCGTAGAAAGTAATCTCCTGTGGGCTGTCGCGCTATTGACCCTTGCAGCCGGGGCGACGGCTTGCGTGTCTGCTTATACGGCAGATTTCGTCTTAGACCAGATCATGAACTCCCCCGAGGCCATGGTTATGATTGTGGTTGATGGGGTTATCAAGTCTGACTCAGCCGTCCTAGAGAAGAACATGTCGTCCGCGACGCTGGCGCTTCAGTCCGTCCGCGACCTGGGGATGGCTCTTTCGTTCGGCTGTCTTGCGGTAGCCATAGCCGTGTGCTTCAGGGCTTGGAAGAACAAGTCTTGACAGCCTATCATACCTGAGCAACCTGACGTCAGCCGCTAGCTGGAGACGTCAAGTTGGTTGACTCATGGGGTGAAGCGGTCAGGGCGATAGCCTCACTCCGGGCTTACCGTCCGCCTTTTAACTTGCGAACGATCGCATGCGCCTTCGGGTGCAGCTTGTAGTGCGGCACCGTCCGACGATGGAACCCGAGAAGTATCCTGAACGACTTCTTCTCCGAGAGTCCAGACGCGGTTAGTCTTTCGAGGTAGATGTAGGTCTGTCGCTGACCGACGCCGAATATGTCCTCGAACTGTTTTACGGTCTTGAAGCCAGGGGGAGCCTGAAGCTCCTCGTTGCCGTCATTGACCAGAGCCGTAAGTGCTGCGTACAGTTCGTTGCGTGTGCTTGGCTTCTTGGGCATAGTTCTCGACGTGCATCTTGCACGATCCTTTTTCGGCGTCGTACGGCGCTCCGTTGATCCAGAGCTGGAGGAGGTCATCGGACTTCTTCGTGAACCGCAGGCACGTTTCTTTGATGCGACATTCGGCTCCATGGCATTTGGCTACTTCAGGCATTGGGTTTGATATTGGAGCCAGCAGTCGGAGTCGAACCGACGACCTGACGCTTACAAGGCGGCTGCTCTACCGGCTGAGCTATGCTGGCATGAGTCCTTTGTGCCTTGTTTCCTTTGAGGGTCAAGCCTAGACGCCTGGCGGCTATGTAGATGCTTTGCTGCCGGATGCCATGCTTGGCGATCACTTCGGCGTAGGTTAGCCCCTGCTCATGGCCTTCGATGAGGGCTTGCTTGACGTCGCCGTAGCCGGCGCGGGTGCGTTTGGTATCGCTCACGGCTGCTTGCCCTCCTTGGTCTTTGCGAATAGCCACGCTTGGACGGCTATTGGTTCTTGATAAAAGCAGATTTCAGCCATCGCATCCCCTGCCTTTGTCAGCCGCTCGACCTCGGCCTTGAGGCGGGCGTTCTCGGCGACAGTCTCATCAAACAATGCTCGGTTAAACTGTGCGTGTAGTTCACCCACATCTACACGGATGCTTGCGAGCCGATACCGCTCGGCTTCTTCCTTGATACGGGCGTAGTCCTCGTACTTCACCCACATTCCATCGGCTTGTTCTTTTGCTCCAAGATAGATGGCATCATCATCCTCATGCAACCTAAATGCGTATCGGATAGGTTTGCTCACGACTGCTTGCCCTCCTTGGCGGGTTTGTCTTCGCAGATTAGATAGCGTCCACATCCGTAAGTCATTTCGTGGCATCCGCAGGGCTTACCCTTATGGCATCGGCGTGGAGTCCACTCGAAGCAGGAGAGGTAAGACCAGACGGCGTAGAGCAAGGCTCCGCCTGCCGCACCGATGATGAACCAATCAGCGCTCACGGCTGCTTTCCCTCCTTGGCGGTCAAATAAAGGTAGTGAAGTCGCTGGTATGCTTCTCGTCCTTCTTTGATTTCTTGGAACATCAAGTTCATATCCCTTTGGCGGGTTTCATTCTCCTTGGTCAGCCGCTCGACCTCGGCCTTGAGGCGGGAGTTCTCTTGCATGGCGTCAAGCCACTGCTGGTTCCTATGGCGAGCCTCGATCTTCCAGTAGTTGATGTAGTGCTGAGCCGCCTTGATGACCTCATCCTTTGTAGCCCACTCGGGGGGCTGGAACTGTTCCTCGATTGACGAGCTCACTTACGTACCCCCATCTTGATGACGCGATCGTGGTAGTGCCAGCCCTTGCCTGGGATGTAAGCCCGGACGGTGGCGGACACCTCGCTGGCCTGAAGGCGGACGTTGACGGTGATATCATCTTCCTCGGCGGAATACTCGAAGGGAGTAGTCCCGAGGTTTTCGATGACGTTCACGATGATGTTGTCAGCCCAGGCTTCAAAGCCGAGGCGCTGGATTTGTTCGTTTGGTTCGTTCATGGCTCATGTAGTCTTACCCTGCCATGCTTTGCGTCAACATAAATAAAGACCCCCCGAGAGAAACCATGCTTGTTAGGCAGAGGGCCGGGGGGTCGCCAGCGCGCGCTGGCTTCGTTGCTGGACGGTCTGCATCGAGTGCAGGATACGGCTCAGCGAAGATGGCTGAGAGGGTTGGAGTCGAACCAACGACCGACGGCTTAACATGCCGCTGCTACTACCACTGAGCTACTTTACAAAAACACCACCCTTCGTATCTTCAGGGCATTACTCGCAACGCATACTCTCGGGTGACATACTATCAGTTAAGCCGTACTGGGACGGCAGGGATCACTCCCCCGACAAACGGCATCGAGCCGAACCTACCCTCTGCGCTGCTTTCGTTGGACTTACACCAACTGTCCGAGCGTCCTCGGATGGATAAGACTTTCAAAAGGACGACTGCGGCGTACCTCGAAAGGCAGAGGCCGAGCCTTTGTACTGTCAAGATGCCAGCCACTGCCGGCCTGTCAAGTCACTTCCGCTTACGACCTGACGACCAGAGCTCCCCGTCGAAAACCCAGTGCTTGGAGTCCCAGCGGTGGATCTGATACCCCTTGTACTTCGTGCCGTCCGTGACGAACCGCAGGAAACCGTTCTGCCACCGGAGCGTCCCGCTTCTCCGTAGGGCGTAGTTAGCCAAGTCGATGTTCATGGCGCACCCGCACAGGAACGCAGCCCCACCTTCGATGTGCTGGTAGTTCAGCTGCTCCTCGCGGTGCAGATGTCCCATGGCGAACCCATGCCCAGGCGTGCCGTAGGTGGCCTGATCCTGAAGCAAGGCGTTCTTCCCGTGGCTCATGCCATGGATGAAGTCGATGCCTTCGATGCTAACCCGACAATCCCTGACGTCGTACGGCTTGATGACCTTGCACCCGACAGACCGCAACTCGCGCTTCATTTCGTCGATGACGTCCTGAGCCTTGCGAGCCTTGGACATGCTATCGGTGTTATGCAGGAGCTCGAACACGCGCCATTCATGGTTGCCGAATAAAAAATGGGTGGGCTTGTAGCGCCTGATCCAACTAATTCCCGCATCCAGGTCTTCACGGAGGTTGTCGATTGCCTCCTTGGAGTTATGCTCGATGCCCTTGCGCAGACAGGTCATGTCCCAGTTATCCCCGAGATGTACGCGGTACTTCGGCTTATACCTGGCGACCCCCTCCATGATGGCATCTAGCGTGTCATCACAGGCGAGGTGTCCATGGTTGTCCCCCATGGCGATGATGTTAGTCAGCATAAGTTCCAGAGGGTAGAGAGAACTCGAGCGTGGTCAAACAGGGCTTCCCTGTCGCCGGGGTCTGCCTCGACGGGGTGCGTGTCAACGTTGTCCAGACAGCCTTGCACGTTCTTCTCCTCCCATGGGGACTGAGCCATCTGACCGGTCTGCGAAACATGCACAGCCCTGACCTTGACGTCCGGCATGGAGGACAAGCCCGACCTGATGATCTCGTATTCGATAGGGCGGCGCCAGTCGGTCAGGACGACGTGGTACCCTTGACCGAGGAACCTCTTTACGTTCTCCATGGCGGCTTCAGCGAACACCCCGGTCTGGACGTCGGTAGCCGCCTTGCCGATGGCGAGCAGGACTTCACGGTAGCGCGGCTGTTCCTTGATGGCATCGTCAAAGAAGTCCACCTGTTGTCCGAAATGACTGAACGCCAAACTAGCCGCTTCCTTCAGAGGGGAGCTGAACTGAACACGGACGAGGGTAGGGCAGCAGGCACGAAGGCCAGAGGCGAACGTATCCTTGCCAGCCCTGGCGTACCCGGTCACTAGAATGACTTGCCTCACTGGAACTTAGCCCTCTCAGGGGGTGGCAGGCGGTAGCGTCTGGCGTAGGCGTAGATGGCCTCTCTGGTAACGCTGGCCTCCTTGACGGCCTTCTGGATGCCTTCCTTGATGGCGAGCTCGTATCCGATGCGGCTCTTGCTTTCAGACCTGACGTGGAAGGTTCCGACGGGAGGGAACCCATTAGTCCGGGCGAATTGATCGACCTCCTCGATGCGCACTCCCCACGACTGGCAGGCCGTGGCTACGGCGGCGCCGGCCTTGACCATCTCATAAGCCTTGGCGGTTCGTTCGTGGCGCTTGAGGTCGGCGTCAGACTTGTAGCCGATGGAGGACTTCAGGCGAGGGGCAACCCCTCCAGAGATCAGGGCTTTAACCCTGTCTTTGGAGAGGCCGACCATCTTGAGCATGTGCTCAGCCATGACTTAGAACGGAACGTCGTCAGCGGGTTCCTCGTAGGCCGGGACTTCGAGGTCAGCCGGAGGGGTGGGCTTAGCGGCACCGCCCTTGGTCTTGTTCCAGAGCGCGACAGCGGCTTCCTTGAGCGCAGCGTCCTTCGGGCTGACCTTGCCGGTCTTCTCCCACGGGCGCGGTTCCCACTTGTTCGCCCAGTAGTCCAGGTCGCGCTCGCTGAGCTGGCTGATGGTCTTGCCCTTGTTGTTGCCGAACGGGATCACGGGGTCGGCGCCGGAGCCAGCCGAGGCAGGGATGCCTTCATGCGGGCGGGCGATAGCCTTGACCTTAGTGGCGTTGTCGAGGACGTCATCGACTTCCTTCGGGAGAACCATGGTGGCCTTGGTCTGCTTGGCAGGGGCGGATGCGGGACGAGGAGCAGGAGCGACGGTACGGACTTCGACGACAGGGGCGGGAGCACCAGTCGAGCCGGCCTGAGCCCACTCAGGGAGGGCAGGAGGGTTCCAGCGGAAGCGATTACCCTGCTTGGTCTTGCCATCGTACTTGCCGTTAGGATCGATGACAGCCCAGCCTTCGGGGAGGTCGTACAGGTAGCGACCGATGCCGAGGTTCACGACAGCACGCTTCATGGCGCCGGAGGCGGCGGACTTGAACGGGTCGATATCGCCGTTGGCTTCGACGGCGCAGGAACCGGTGACGGTGCGATAGGGGATGACAACATCACCTTCGGCGCCCCGGGTGCCTTCGATGGTGATCGTGACGACGCAGACCGCCTGCCCGCCGACCTGATGGAACTCCTCGGCGTGCGACCAGTTCATGCCGAACACTTCGTCCAGGCGTTCCATGGCTGCGCGGTTGTCGATGTAGGCGAGACAGCGAGCCCAGATGGAGCCGTCCTGTTTTTCGCCGCAGGAACCGACACGCCATTCGATGCGGTCAGCAGCGAAAGGAGCGCGGAGTTGATTGATGATTTCGTTACTCATGGGTTATGTATGCTTGATGTAGCGGATGTTTATTCGTCGAAGTCCCAGTCGTCGTCAACAATAATTTTCGGGCCTTTCGTAGCCTCGAACTCAGCCAGAAGGACTGAGTGCCTTTTGACAATTATTTTAAGAGCCTCAGCCTCCTCGCTCTCCATGTCCCGGGCGTGCTCCATGAGGAACATGTGCAGGGAGTGCATGAGGTCGCGGTGCCGGGTGTAGAGGAAGGTGTTCTCCTTCTCGATCCTCTGGTGGTATTTCATCGCGTCGCTTGCGATTAGGTCTATGCTTCGCAGCATAGCCTGGGCGTCTTGTAGGTTCTGTTTTATGGACATAAGTTACGCACCCGTTCAGCCGCGTCCCGCTTCCGGGCGGGCGCCAGCATGGGATTAAAGCCGATGCCCTTGAAGGCGGCATGACCCATTGAGAAGGAAAGGTATAGCTGCTGTATCGTCGGACTTGGAACCCCGTTGGCGACGAGGCGTTCGTGGTGCCAGCTCAGCAAGGCATGGCAGATGCTCCGCTGTGCCGCAGGATCACGCCAGCGCCACCGGGAGATTGGGGTCATACGATGTTTGACGCGCCACTCGTTCGCCGTGTCCCATGCCACCGACCATACTTGCCATGCGCCTACCGCACGCCCACCGTCCCCGACAGCCCGGTAGTCATGCCCGGACTCCACAGCCGCAACAGCCGGCAGCACCGAGTCTATGGTATAGGCGTTCAGGGATAGCCCCCATGCCACGGCGGTAATTTTTGTAAAAAGACCCATGCTAGTCACGAACCTTTGAGATGACGTAATCCGCGAGCCATTCACGGCACGCCTTGATATGCTTGCAACGACGGTCTTCCCTGGGCTTCTCAGCCATGTCGGGGCGACCAAGGCGGCATACCCAGTTTTCGCAGGAACAGCGCTCCTCCTTGAGATCAACCATATGCACGACGTTCGGGCGGCTCGTCGAGCGCACCTGGAAGTTCAACCCAAGGCCATGCTGCGTAATCTTGTAGCTCATGCTCCGATTGCTTGGAAGTAATCCTTGAGCCGGCGGATGAAGGCAGGGCCGGTTTCGGCGTTCGAGAAGCGCTCCTGCAACCCTTGGCTTGTATAATTCGTCGTGATAATTGTAACGCGCTTGTTCGCCGTACGCTCATCAATAATGGCAAACAGGTCGGACTCAAGGCGCTGGGTCATTCTCTCCTTGCCCAAGTCGTCGAGCACCAGCAGGGGGACTTCGATCAGGTAATCAATGACGCCCCCGTGGTCGCGGTCATCAAAGCCCTTCTCGATCAGCCCGTCCACCTTTCGCATGGGCAGGAACTGAGCATCGAGGGGGAAGCTGTCCAGCCATAGCCGATTGAATACCGACCAGGCCACGCGCGTCTTGCCGCACCCCGTCGTCCCGTGGAGGAGCAGGCTTTGCTTCTCCCCCGGCACCCAGTCGAACGCCTTGCGCATGCGCTCGGAAGGGAGCTGGTCTTGACGGGTTTCCCTGTAAGCTTCAGGCATCAGGGGGTGAACCTCGGAGAAGATAAGCCCCTTCTCGTCGAAGATGCGCACGAAGTCGAACGGGTATGAGTGCCATGTCGCCTTGCCGGACTCGGCGCAGGAACGGCATACGCGATAGGTCGAGATGACCTTCTTGGCGTTCACGTCCCAGACGGGGGTAGCCGCCCCCTTGCACCCACGGCACTCAGAAGCCACGTTCGTGATCCTCCGACTTCAGGGCTGGACGCTTCGGCATAAGGACGTGGCGAGGCGGGAACAGCCCTTGCCAGCCGTTCCGGATGGACTGCTGGATGCACTCGATGGCCTCGGCTTCGGAGGACAGGCTGGCTAGCAGCTCGAACTGCTTTGTGATGGTGGTCGCGGTGAGGCGGGCTTTCTTCTCCTTTCGGAACTGAACCCACTCATCCCACGCCTTCGCCATCCCCTCCCCCCAAGGGGGTAAGGGGGTATCTGTATTCTCTTTCTTATCTTCTTTTCTATTAGGGTGAACCACAGTGCATGGGGGGGGTGAACTGTGCTTCACGGGGGGGTGAACTGGGTCGCATGGGGTCATGCCCTGGAAAGCAAGGGTGCTGATAGTCGTAAGAAGCCGGGTCTTGGCGTTGCCAATGCCGGCCTCAGAACGCACGATCAGGCTCTTATCGACGAGCTCATTGATGAGCCCTTGGATGTGCCGCTTGCTGCATCCGACGACCTCGCTGAGATAGGCGTTCGAGGCGTAGCAACCCTTGGTGTCGAGCGCCTGGATGACCGCGTAAAGCACCTTAGCCAAGGGCGTGAGCTCCTTGTCCAAGGCGACCTCCCGTGGGATCCAGATGCCCGTGAAGGCTTGGTTGATGACGTGCATCAGAACTTCTCCCCGAGGCTGAGGGTGAGCTTCTTGCCGTAGTTGACGCCGGGATAGACGCCGGACTCAAGACAGTCGGCGTACTGTTCGTACAGACCATCGAGCTTCATCTCAGCCATGGCAAGCCAGCCGTCGTCGAGGCTAACGGTGCATACATCATGACCTGCCGTTTCAGTCTCACCGAAGTATAGTTCCATCAAGTCAGGCGTGCGATTGTAAATAATCTGAACCACGCGCCGGTAGTGCGCGAGCTGGAGGTCATAGCCACTCTCGATGATCCGGTAGTACAGCGCGCGCTTAGTCATCTCGGCGCCGAACGTCTTGACGTCTCCGATGGTCGTGCAAGGGATGAACAGGTCGAGCTTAGCCTTCATCGGGAAGCCGAACTTAGGGTGCTTGCACTGGAGCACGACTTCCTTGAGAACGTCGGGGTGGCTGGACACGGCGGCGAACTCAGGGTGCTTCTTGATCTTCTCGATGACCGCGTTCCCGTTGTCCATCTGGGAAGGGGAGAGGAGAACGCCGTCAGGGTTGGCCTGCTTCCAAGCGGCGCGGGCGTTCTTGCTGCCCTCGCCGGTAGTCGGGAGGCACGCGAAGTTCGAGAGCTCAGACGGGCTGAGGAGCGAGGCGTGGATGAACGAGCCGAGGTCGGTCGCGGCGGAGCCGTCGAAGTCGTCGGTCTGCGCGCGCAGCGGGCTCACCCGGAACTTCTTCAGGTACGAGGCGGACAGCGCGGGGATCGCGAAGTACTCCTTGTCGGGCATGCCGACGGTGACGCCGGCGGGGTGGATGTTGGTCGTGGATTTGGATTTGGGTTTGCTCATGGCGAGTTCACCCTACGACCATAGTTATTTACTCGTCAATCTTTTCCGCTTCAGCCGAGCACGTTTATTTCGGAGCAACCGTTTCTCGTCAGGCGTCCTGTGGTTCGGGTGCCAGAGGTCATGCGGATACATCTCAGCAGCCTCCCAATATGCCAGCACCGACGCGACGTATTCAGCTGACGTCCTGCCCCGGCGCCCACGCCTGGATAGGTTGAAGATCTTCCCCTCTATGCCGTTACAATTACCGCACAAAACCCCACGGATACGCCCGGTCTGGTGGTCGTGGTCAAGGCAAGGGTTGTTATCCTTCAGCGGAATATTACACAAAAGGCACACATTCCCCTGTAATTTCATCAGTTTTTCCCTGGTTGATGGAATGTCCTTGGTCTTTAGCCTCATGGTTTTAGGTATTAAATTGACAAATAGTTTCCATAAGCCAAGGTTATACTATGGATTTGGAACCTAAGCACGAACGGTTGGCAGGCAAGGTAGGCGATGCCGGAAGCAAGTCGCCCAAGCCGGCGAAGAAGAAAGCCGAAAAGCTCCTTCAGAACGGCGTCCCGCCCTCCGAGGTAGCAGCCCTGACCGGCGTTGATCGGCATGTCGTCGCTGATATCCGTAAGAACTTGGAGGACGAGGGCAAGCTGGATATCCTGGCCTTCAAGCGCCGCACCGCCGCCCGCCTCGCGTCCTTCATCGGCAAGGCTGTCGAGCGCTTGGACAGTGAGGTCGAGAACATCCCCATCGGTCAGCTCATGCTCCCTACCGCCATCGCCATTGACAAATTGAACGGACTGTCCGAGGCTACCCCTACGGTGAACATCAAGGCCGAGCTCAGGATCAGCGCCGACGATATCAACAGGATGCTCAGCCCGACGGTCATCGACGTGAACAGCCTGCCCCCGACGAAGGAAAATCAAGGGCAGTAATTTTTTTCAGTTGACTGTCATGCCGCAGGGTAGGATAACCCCTGTGCATGAAAACCAAATCACCTAAGAAGTCGGTGCGCTTCGGCAGCGTATCCGAGGCCGTTCAATACGGCGAACTCACCCGCCGCTGCGAGATGCGCCTGCGCATGGCGCTGAACGACGAGAGCATCAAACGCATGACCGGCGGCACCGTCCGCGCGCTTGTGTACGCCTGCCGCGACCCGAAGACCTCCTCGAAGGAGATCACTGTTTCGCAGAAGGTCATGAAGTACCAGAGGTATGCCAAGCTGTGGGATAACCTCGCCTGGGCTGTCCGCCTGTATGACAGCAAGATTAACAACGTGAAGGTTGAACCGACACCCGGAGAAGACTGCGCGAAGTTCCGCGCGCGTTACCTCCAGGCCATCCTGAACGCCGATATCCGATGAACGGCTCCGTCGTATGGGTGAAGATTGACGTGCTGAACGACAAGCACATCAAGCCGGAACACCAGAAATACATCAAGTACACCAACATGGATATGCCTTGCATCTTCGTCGAGGTGCATGCCACTGAGCTGCTGGACGGCGATTGGCACGTCGAAGTATTCCACCGGCTGACGCGCCCGAAGTCCGAGCTCATCCCGATCTTGGGCAGGATATTCGGCAAGCGCTATTGGCATTACAGCAAAGACCGCCTGCCTGAATACATGGCTCGCGAAGCCGTGGAGGTGCAGCGTCTATGAGGGTGCTTGAGCTTTTCGCCGGTAGCAGATCTATAGGCAAGGCCGCTGAAGCCCTTGGAATGGAGGTGTTTTCGTCAGACATAAACGACTTCCCAGGCATCCATTATCAGGTGGATATTCTCAAGTTCGACCTATCCAAAGTTCCGTTCCACCCTGACGTGATTTGGGCGTCCCCGCCATGCACGACGTTTAGCGTGGCATCCATCGGGCATCATTGGCAGGGTGGTGCGCGTGCTTACATTCCGAAGACGGACGCCGCAGTTGTTGGCAAGGCAATTGCCATGAAGACGGTTGAAATAATCAGGCACTTCAACCCTCGCTTCTTCTTTATCGAGAACCCTCGCGGACTTCTTCGCAAGATGGATTTCATGCAGGACATGAAGCGGCACACTGTGACCTATTGCCAATACGGAGACAGCCGTATGAAGCCCACGGATATCTGGACTAACAGCGATTTATGGGTTCCGCGCCCAATGTGCAAGAACGGATCCCCATGCCATGAGGCAGCGCCGCGTGGAGCCAGGACAGGAACTCAGGGCTTGTCATGTGCATATGACCGCAGCAAGGTGCCTGCCGAATTGTGCGAAGAAATCCTCAAATCCTGCTTAAACCATGAAACGAAATAAACGCAAAAAGACCCCTCGGGGTAGGACTATCATCGAGAAGCTAAAAGGAAACACCGTCCTGCTTCCAGGTGGGGGTAGGTACAAGGTAGGCTTAGGGGTATGCTTTAGCGGTCAAGGTATAACTCCTATCAAGCGCAAGGGCAGGGTAGGCAAGGTAGGCTACTCAATCGAAGACGTCTCTGATCTAATGGACTACAAGCCCGAGGTAGGCGTCGAGGTAGGGCATGGGGTAGGCTTTGCCCTGACCCATGGGGTAGAGGGTTGGAAGACCTTTACTTACGACCCCGCCGCCTGCGTCATGGGGCATACGCACTCCCCCGCTAAGCCGTCCGCGTGGGCGTCAATCCGCGCGACGTGCGCCGCTTACGTCCGGGAGTTGTGGGACGCGCTGCGCTGGTTTTTCTCCCTCCCCGCGCGCGCCTTTACGGACGTTGCCGGCACGCCCGCCCCCGCCGCCCCCGGCGTCGAACCTGGCGCGCCTGCCGACGTCACTCCGGCGCCGGCGGACGTCACCCCCGCCCCGTCTCCCTTCCCTGAGTTAGACCCCCGGAAGGTTTCAGCATGGGCGGCAGGGGCTGACCTGACTAAGCCTAAGCGCAAGCGCCGCCCCCGGAAGGACTGACCCCGGCGGGAAGGGGAAGGGGTGGGGGTAAAGATTAATTTAAAATTGTCTTTACTCTCTCCCCGGTTGCGGTTCTTGTGCCGGTGCCATGAAACACCGCACCCCCGCAAATAACAACGCCGGCGAGACGTTCACCGCGTCAATCAATAACATGATGCGCGAAGATCGCGCGACATGCGCCCACGCCGCGCAAGCGCTCGAAATCTTCGCCGCGTCCGGCAGCTGCCCCGCCTATTGGGAAGCCCGGCAGCGCTTCGCGAACGCCTACGCCGCGCGCGCTGAAAAGCGTTTCCGGCTTACGCTGATCATGATTGCCCTTAGCAACCTGGCATTGTTCGCCGCGCTTTATCTGAGCCGCGCCTAACCCCTCCGCCCTTTCCTCCCATGAGCAAAACCAAAGCCCCCACCCCCGCCCCCACCGTCCCCGCGTTCGACTTCGCGCAAGCGTTCGACAGCTTCGCCGCGCTCGCGCTTTCGCGCTCCGCCGTGAAACTTGAAAGCGCGAATTATTCCGACGCCGCCGGCTACCGTCAAGACCGCCGCACGATCGAAAGGCAAACCGCCGGCTTGCGCGACGCGCTCGCCGCGTTCCATGCTATCCCGCGCCCCTACCATGCGCCGGAGGACATGCCGCGCATTAATGAAAACCGGCACCGCGCCGGGTTGCAGCTTATCGCGTCCGCCTTGTCGGATCGTTTCAGCTTCGACCCCTGCCGCCTTGATTGGGAGTATTGCGCGGGACAATATCAGGCAACGGAAATTAGGGGAGCCGCCTGGCGCGTCGCAGCGTCCGCCGTTCGCAACATGGCGCCGGTGAAGGATTATGACGGCGCGCGCTATCAAGTCCAGCGCTTAGGCTGGATAATGAAAGACGCCGGACGCAAGCTTAACGGCATGCTTCGCGGGATTGCCCGATGCCCTGGCCTCCCCTCGGGCTATTACGCCCCGCACCTGACGGGCAAACGCGCGCGCTGTGTGCTTAACTTCGCCCGCGTGCTTCATGCTGAGATCTCCGGGGACGTGCTCCGCGCGTTCGCCCGAAAGGACGCCCCGCAGCATGACCCCGACGGCCTGCGCTGGATTGAGCGCGCCGCGCTTAACCTTGTAAAAGACGCGGAGAAGGTCGCGCGCCTTTCCGACGATCCCTTTCCGGGATGGGCGCCAGGCGCCGCGCTCGCTGACCACGCGCGCCAGCTTCACCCCAATCCCTCCGCCCCGGATGCCGGCATTTATTCTTAACCCTTCACCCCCACAAAAAAACATGAGCACCGAAACCACCCCCACCCCGCCCGCGTCCGTCCGCGCCGTTATCATTCAGGCGTTAGGCGAAGCGCTCGAAAGTAACCGCGAGCTTATCCGCTTTGCGGAAAACTCCGGACGCGCTGAGCTCGAAAGCGGACGCCGCGAGCTGATTGCCGCCCTTGATTGGGCGGAGGCTACCCCTCCGCCGGACTTGTCCGCCGTCCCGCTTGACGTCCTTTCCCGTGAAATCGCGCGCCGCGAGATCTCCGGGGAGTGCGTCGCGCTGATCGTCACCCCGTCCGACTTGTCGGAATATTGGGAAAGCGACGACGCCGGCAACACGCCCCCCGGCAGCGACGAACCGAACCGCGAAGAGATGCGCGCCATCCGTAAGGCGTTCGAGACTTGGCAGGACGTCGGCGGATTTTCTGAGATCATGAACATATGCCGCGACGCATGGAACGACGCGAAGGCCGACGGAAAGGGGGAAAGCAAATGAGCTCCGCGAATAATTGCGGCTTCTTTCTCCGCGCCGTCGAAGATGTCAACCCGCCCCTTCCCGGCGGGCGTTACCTGGAAGTATTCAGGACGGACGAACGCGGGGAAGCGGACGGGGATCCCGTCGTTTCTTGCTTCGTCGCGGACTTCGAGACGGACGAAGAAGCCGTAACCGGACTTCTCACCGAGTTTCTTCACCCCTTCGGCGCAGCTTGGGAAAGCCCGGAACAATACGGGCGCGAGCTCGAAGCGGTCAAATGGCTGGCGGAGTTTCACGGGATCAATCCGGAGGACTACAAATGAGGCTCGCACCCTGCGCACGCCGCGCTTGTGAGATCACGTCCGGCGGGTTTATCGGCAGGCATTGGCAAGAAGCTACGGGGCAGGCGCACGCGCGCGCCCTGGCGCTGCTTTGCCTTGCCGCGTCCCGCGTTCAAATCGCCGGCGGCATGCGGCACGCCCTTAAAACAACCGCTTACGCCTACGGCGTCCCCTCAGTCCACCCGGAAAGACGCGCGGCGCTTTATCTCCGGCAGGCTTTCCCCGCCCTCCGGCGCTTGCTGCTTAAAGCGCACCCCCGCCGGCGAGACGCCGCAGCCGCCCGCCTTATCCGCTTGGGGCGCTTGTTTGCTAAGCAGGCCGCCTTTATCGAGCTGGAAACCGCATGAGCACGCGACGCTTTAAGCTATGGACACCCCGCCCGCGCTGGTTTGCTACCTTAGCGGACGCATGCGCAGCCGCTGAGGACTACCGCAAGCGCACCGGGTATTTTGTCGCAATAACCGAAAACCCTTCCCCGCGCGCCTAATGGGGTATTTAATCGCGCTTTTATTGTTCGCTTTCGTCGCGACAATAACGGGGAAAGGTAGGTAAGTAGGTAGGTAGGTAGGTAGGTAGTCAGGGGGTAGGGCTCACGCCTTGCCCCCTTTCCTTTGCCGGGGTAGGTAGGTAGGTAGGCGCAGGCACGCGCCACCCCCTACCCCTCCCCGCAGCTGCCGGCGTTCGACGTCCCGCGCGCTGCGCGCTGCGCCCTGGCGCCCCCGCACGTCCTCCCCGCGCCCCGTGGGGCAAGATCTCCCCCGCGTCTCGCCGGCGCCGCGTCCGCGTCCGCAAGCTGAGCCCACGCCCCGTCCGCCCCGTCCGCATGTCCCACCCCTCCCCGCGCATGCCCCCGCCGGCGTGACGCCTGAAACAAAGGCAACCCCCGCCGGCACCGTCCCACCCCTCCCCTAAAATTAATTTATTTTCCTCTTTACTCCCCCGCGCGCTTCGCTTTGTTTTCTTTCCGACATGCAAACCTATATTGTAAAACTGAGCACCGGCGAAAGCTTCGCCGCTTCGACTAATAACGTTTTTGCGCTGAACCGCGAATTGATTGCCGCCGGCGTGCCGGTCTTTCAAATTATCCCCGCTGATCTTGCCTAACTTCCCCCTAACATGATCACCCCCGCCCCCGTCCGTCCTTTCGTTATTATCAATCCCGCCGGCCTTTATTACGCCGGCACCGTCCGCACCCCTTGGGCGGATAACTTCACCCCTGCGCTTTCCCTTGCGTTCGTCTATTCTTGGGAAACCGCATGGAAAGAGATCAAGAACTTTCCCGTAGCGTTCGCCGGTTGCGTCGCGGTTGAACTCCCCGCCCCCGCCGTCCTTTAACCCCCTCTCCCCTAAAACCATGAAAACCGAAAACACCGAAAACGCCCCCGCCCCCGTGAACGTCCCCACCCCTGAACGCGCTGAGCTTTATAGCTTCCGCGTGCCGGCTTATCAGCTGCGCGCCGCGCTCAGCGCATGCGCCCCCGCCATGTCAAAGGATCCCTTGCGCATGGTATTAAATGCCGTTTGCCTGGAACTGTCCCCCGCGCCTAAATCCGGCGGCGCGCCTTTCCTTACCCTATGGGGGACGGACGGACGCCGCGCGCATGGAGTCCAGCTCCCATTGGACTTTTCCCCCGCTTCCGACGTCCTCCCCGCGTCGCGCTGGGCTTTCGTCCTTCCGTCGGAAAACGTAAAGCAGGCAATCAAGGGAATTGCCAAGAAAGACAAAGCGGAAGCCCGGGTTTGCTTTTACCGAGCCCCCGGCGGCTTGGTAAATGCCGCCCCCGTCCTTTGGATCTCAATTCAAAGCGCCGCCGGCGAGACGCGCGCGAAAGCTGCCGACGTCAATTTTCCTGACATGCGCCGCGTCATCCCGTCCTTATATCGAATGGACGGCGCCGGGGAGGTTTCTCTTCCCGTCTCTTACCTGCGCGCCGCGCTGGGGAATATCCAAAACGCGCAAAACGAAGCCCGCTTGACGTGCGCCGCTTTCGGGGCGGACGTTGCAACCCTTAATTGCGACAACCCCATGTCAGGCCGCGCCGCCGGCGAAGCGCTTTGCAAATCTCTCTTAAAGGACGCGGAAAGGGATTTGTGCCATGCCGCGCTGCGCTTTAATCTTGGCACGCGCTCCCCCGCCCCCGGCGCTGTTACCTGGGCGCTTAATCCTGCCCCGGTTTCCTATGCGCTTAACCTCCCCGCCCCCGGCGCTTGTCAATTCGACGGAAGCAAACCCCCGGCAAAGGCAATCCGTGGCGCTGAACGCGCAAGCGCGACGCGGAACACCCCCGCCGCTGACATGGGGTTAAATCCCGCTTATGTCGCGGACGCGCTCGAAGCTTTCGACGTCTTAAACGCATGTCCGGGCTTCCGATTGGACGGGCTGGACTTTTGGACGCGCCGCCCCAAGGACATTAATCACTCTTGGGATCCCGTCGAATTATTCTCCCCCGCGTTTGATCGGGGCAGGGAGCCGGCATTTGTCGCGGTCATCATGCCTCAGCGCTTAGGGTAATAAGTCCGGCAGCGCGACGCGACGGGGGCAAGGGGTTAAACCTTTGCCCCCTTTCTTTTGGGGTAGGTAGGTAGGTAGGTAGGTAGGTAGGTAGGTAGGTAGGTAGGCGCATGCGCCCCCGCGCGCGCCTGAGCTCCCCGAGCCCCCGCCCCGTTCAAGATCTTCGCCGGCGTCCGCGCAAGCTGCGCCAGGGGAAAGGCAACAGGCAACCGCGCCCCCTCCCCGCGCTCCCCCGCGTCCGCGTCCGTCCGTCCCCAGCGCGTCCGCCCCATAAGCCCACCCCCTCAGCGCCGCGCCCCCACCTACCCCACCCCCACAACGTCCCCACCCCATGCAACCCCCGCCCCCACCGTCCCCGCGTCCTACCCCCTTCCCCCAGGGGAAGCCCGCAC